CTCGGAAGGTATAGACACCTGTTACAGTATCCCCTACGTTAATCTCCACAGCTCCGTTTGCGCCATTAAAGTCCTCATCATCGGCAGGGGCAGATAAAGCAACTGTAGAAGAGGTACTTGCTGGGGCTAATACTAATCTATCTCTGAAGGTAGTTGCATACTTAGGAGACAGAGGAGCGTGAGGAGCGCCAATATGGACATAGTTAGTGCCATCCCACTTTCCAGCAGGATTAACACCGTCAGTAACACAAATAGCAGGCTCCGTGATGTCGTAGGAGAGGATTCGAGCTTTTGTCGGAGACCCAGTACGAGCTGTGGTATTGAGGATAGAACCCCAAGTAGTACCTGTCGAATAGTAGAGGGCATTGTCAGTAGCAGTTTTTCGTACTGCAAATACGCCCCCGAGGGCAGGCTTAACTGCAAGTATGTTACCAGACCCAGGTACTTGTGTTGAGCTGTATTTAGTATAGCCTTTAATGCGTTCATAGCCACTATAAATCGAAGGTTCGTAGTTCTGTAATACAGTACATGCCCCTGGGAATTCAGTACCTAGAGTTAGTTTATCTAAGTCTAGGCGGAGTCCTCCACGGCAAGGTACAGGTTGGTTTACCCATCTATCTGCCATAATACTCCTAGAGATGTCTCATGTAAAGAGGTTTATTGATTAAAATACGACGATTTTTATTTACGTTTGCCCGATAACGATCTTCTGCGTAATTCGCTTGTTCAAGATTGTCTCGGAACATGTAGGCATAGTGTAGTGCTTTATCTACGATCATTTGAATGAAAATATCAGGAATATCTATAGTATCGCTATGCGAGCTTAGGTTATCGGGTACAATAAACCCTTCATAGACGATAGGATATACTTTATCGGGTTTTGGGGAAACGATGATATTGTTATCGTTAGTACGCACTACAAACTGAGGCTTACCATATCCGTCAGGATTGATAGTATTCCTATCTTTGGCCAGATACTGTTGACGGTATTGGTCGTAGGGGATACATTCTAACCATTCTTCATCCCAATCTGGGTATACATAGATAGTTCCCGTTGCAGGAGAAGTAGTAGAAGAGTCTATAGAGAAGGTAAACGACGTAGAAGAAGTTACCGTTACGGAAGCCTTTTGTCCATTATAAGCATCAGGAGTTGCCCCGTAGATATAAGCAGTATCCCCTGTAGTCAGATAATGTGCAGTAGGAGTATTGCAAGTTGCTGTCCCACCCGTCTGAGTGAGCGAAGATACCAATACCTGCGGGCGGGAAATGCGGAAAGAATCCCAATCTGCAGTGGTTACAGAGGTAGAGAGATTATATTTAGTAGTGCCAATAGTCGTGTTAAGAGTAATCTCCTGCCAAGCAAAAGGCCACTCATTGTTTTCTTCTGTGTAAACATCCACAATAGCCATATTAATGGCATCTTTTACTTCTGCAGGGAATCCTATTACCGAAGCAAATTCGCTCGAAGTAAGTTCTACTTCATTGAGTGCTTTCAATACTCGGTTCGTTAATTGCAGGAAGGTGGTAGCCATGATAGTCCTAGAATAGGTGTTTGCAAAGAAGAGGGTGGGTTACCCCTCCCCCAACTAAGTTAGAGCGTAGCGTTGTCCATAGGAGCTTTACGCGCCGTAGACATAATCGTACCCACGAAGCGAAGTTTACCAGTGGCGTTAGCCGTACCACCAGCGAGTTTATCGCCAGTAAGTTTCAGGCGAATCGTATCCGAAGCAGTGTATACGTTACCGCTAGAACCGTTTACTTTAAGCAAAGTAAGATTCGTGCCTGCGGTCAGCGTAGTAGCATTACTTACGAACTCATCATCATCTGCAGAATCACCGATGTCTACGCGATCAGATGAGCCGCTATCGAGATCCAGAGCTTCTACTACTTCCACTTGTTCAAGAGTGAAATAAGTATCTGCAGGGATATTAATTACTACAGTGTAACCGCCTGTGGTAACTGTGCCCGCAGCATCTGCGATGTCGATCTCGTGTCGCCAAATGGTTGGTGCAAATCCGCCAGTAACGCCGGAAGTACCGCCTGCAGCAAGAGTAGTTTGGTTAGCCATGTGTCAGGTCTCCTTAAACAGTGATATTGGTGATCATTGCAGCCATAGCCGTAGGACGAATCACTTTACGTCCCCAAACCATCAGGCCGTCATAACGATAGCCAAACTCTTGTTCCATCTCGATCACGCGATTCTTAACAAGGGTAGCCGCCGCAGCGGTAGCAGATTTATGGCCTGCGAGCAGAACAGCTTTGCTGGTATCGGTAACAGCATCATTGGTAAAGTATACATCAATACCGTTGATAACTGCTTTACGGAAGCCCATAGCTTTCTTAGATTGAGAAACACCGTCGCCCATTACAGAAGCGTCGATGTACTTAGAATCTTCCTTACGGAGCAGCTTCTGGAAGTGGTAGTTAGCCACCAAGAAGAACTGATCGTTAGGTACGTTCTGAGTAAGCATCTCAGTTACCAGCTCGTCGATAGCTTCCATCGGAGTGTAGTCATCGTTTACATCGAAGCCGATAGCTTTTGGGGAGCCAGTCGTACCGATTACGTTACCGGAAGCAACGTTAGCGTACATGTGAGCGAGAACGTTTTGCTGGTATTCTTTCGCCAGCTTGTAAGCTGCGTTGTCTACCAACTGAGAAGCGTAATCTACATGAGACTGTTGTTTCTCGATGTCAAGCAGTTTGAAACCATAGGTTGCAGACTGGTCAACGGTCAAGGTGATCTCATCATCCGTAATATCTTGCAGAGGATGGATCGAACCCCGAGTCCAGCCAGTGTTTACAGTTACTTCTGGTTCAATGAGAACGTGAACAGTGTCGCCGAAGTTTTGAATCTCGCCAAAGTACGACGTGGTGGTGATATCGTTAATGAACGTAGATTCGCGGAACCCCAACTGGACTTTAGACGAGTAAACCTCTGGTACAAAAAAGCCATTGGGGAGATTAGTATAGCCTGCTGCTGTAGCAAATGCCATTGGGAAGTCTCCTTAAAAATTGTTTAACGTGAAAAATCGACACGTCCTTCACGAACTGCAGCATCAATCTCATCGAGTTTAGGTCTAGCTTGAGAGGTAGGAAGTTTATTGAGTCGGGCGGTCTCCGCTTTCAACTCAGAATACGTCCACATCTTAGGCTTATTTGCTTCCGGTTTTACAGGAGCATCTACCTGAACGGCGAGCGATGCCTCAAATTCTTTTTCTTTCTTAGACTTGATTCCTTTGTCTTTTTTATAGAAATCAAGGCCGCGGGCGATCTCGGCTACCGTAGAAGTCTCACTGGTGATCAGATCTTGAATCTTCTTAGGTTGGCTTTGATACCATGAAATGAAGTCGGGGTCGGTTTGAAGTTGCTCGAAGTCTGGATGCAGTTTACGAAGTTGCTCCTTAGCCTTCTCCTCAGCAGATTGCTTACGTTCATTGCGAAGCTGTTCAATCTCCCGTCTCAAGGGAGCCAGTTCCTCTTCTACAATTTTCATTGCACGAACATGGGCAATACTGTCGATGTTAGGAAAAGTCTGAGCAAGTTCTTCAAATTCTTCATCAGAGAGGGGGGCTTGACGTTTTACCGAAGTAGCTTCGACAAGTTGAGTCTCTTTCTCTTTCAGAAGATTCTGCGTAGCTTCGAGTTGTGACTTCAGAATATTCAGCTCTTTATCTTTGTAAGACTGAAGATCCATCCGTCGTTTGCGCTCTGTTTCCAATTCTTCCTTGATCTTAGCAAGGTCGTCTGGAAGTCCTTCAGGCTGAGGTGCTGCCGGAGCAGGTTCAACTTGGTTAGCAGGAGTATCCGTAATTGGAGGGCTATCCACAGCAGGTTCCTCTAGTTTAGGCATAGGGCCAGATAAGGGGAAAGCGCGAGTTGCGTGAACAGCTTTGCCGGTAAACAGACCAGCGGGCTGGGCTTGTGCATTATCCATAGGTAAGTCCAGGGGTTTGCTGATGCAAAGTATCCTGTAATAGGTTCAAAGGAGCCTCTTGCGAGGGTGGCCTTTACATCATAGGTTGATTTTGTGCAGGGGGAGTCCCTACATTCATGATACCGCCGCCCGCAGGAGCCTGCATTTGAGGCTGGATCTGGGGTTGGGTATTCGGTTTTTGAATCGGTTTACGAACGACTTGGAAATCAAGTTCTGGGTCGATAAACTGTTCAAAGTATTTGCCAACTTCCTGCCCATTGATGAGCGTGATAGCGGCAACAAATTTCGGGATAGCCACTACTTCTTTCAGGAGTGCCTTTCCTTCGTCGGGAAGGGTATTAAGATGGTTTTCGAGGTTTTCGACGATGTCGGCTTCGTATTCATCGTCATCAACTCCGTCGTCTTCATCATCCATGTATGGGTTAGGAGATCCTATTCCCATATTTGTATCTTCTGGAGTTCCTTGTTCCATATCCATTGCGGGAGCATTCGGTTCCTCCATATTCATAATAGCCATATTTATTATCCTTTGGATTGTGCCTGATTAGGTTCAAGCATGAATTCTTTGAAGGTCTTTTTGCCAGCAACCATAGGTTTAGCCATAGCAAGAGGTTTAGACATACCTTGAGCCTGTCCAGGTAAACCCCCCAGCTCTTGAACTCTTTGCATAAACAACTGACGAGCTTGTTCAGCCAGTTCTGGGGAAGCCTTAAACTTATCTAAGATACCTGATTGTAATCCTTGGTTAAATTTATCTAAATCTCTACCGAAAGATTGGATATTACGCTCAGAATCTTGTTTATTCATCAATTCTGCATTTCGCTGAGAACCTCTGAAGTCTACAGTCTCAGTGGAGTTAGTTGGAGTCTCGAAGAAGTAGTCGTAGCCGCTACGATCCCCTACTCTAATTACCAGATTTCCGAATTCACCTACTTGCTCTGCATTATTCTGACGTAGGAACTTGACCATATCCGCAGCAGCCATAGAGTAAGCGTCACGGATCTTCGCATTGCCTTCGGAGAATTTCTTACCAGACTGGCTAAATAACTTAGCACCTTCGGAGTCATATTCGCCAGTAGCCATATTGATACCGCCAACTTGAAGACGGTTGCTAGGCTTCTTCTTCCCGAACATAGAGCCAATACCTCCACCGAGGAAGGATCCGATGAATGAACCTACAGGGCCTCCGAAAGATCCTGCGATACCCCCTAAAGTAGAGCCTACATTTGTTCCCATACCTCCACCGAAGACTGCATTTGCTGCGAATCCTCCAGCTAAGCCTGCTCCTACATTGGCAGCAGAGAAGTTGGTAGATAATCCACCTTGAGTACCTACGCCTGCAGGAGCTGGGCCATATACATTAGGAAGAGACGGTCCAGGCAGTTCCATGACTTTTCCTACACCGAAACTACGGCCAATATCATCTACGGCATTCGCTACACCGCTAGGGAGAATAGAAGGGCCTGTATTGGTTACAAGATTCTTTCCTACTTTAATTAATCCAGTAACATCGGGGGAAGAGCTTTGTTGCTCGCCGTCTGCTGCAGGAGAAGGAATTTGAGGTACGAATACACCCCCTGTAGGGACAGTAGGATACTGATATTCTACGTTTGGGGTGAATACAGGCATTATGTTCTACCTTTGATCGCGTTATGTAATTCTTTTTCTACGAAGTCTTTAAGCTGAAGCAGAGAAGCCGCTTTGCCCAGGCTGCGGAGGGCTTCCAACTCCGATGTTGCCGCCGCCTGCTCCCGAAGTATCCGTTGGAGAAATACCTCCAACAGCTTGTTCAGTGCCTTGTTGTTCCGCTCCTCCAGGAGCGGCTCCAGTTCCTTCAGGAGTTCCTTGTTGAGCTGCATTTACTTTACCCATTAATTCTGCGTATAACATTGCTTTGGCGGGATCATTTACCGCCTTCTCAGCATCTACGCCGAGAGATTTTGCTACTTCTTTGATTGTGTATTCCCAGTTGATGAACGGAGCTACCAAAGGATTCGCTCCTACTTGAATGAGTGAGAGTAATCGTTGAGAATGTACTTCTCGTTGCATCACCGCAGAAGTGCCTTTGGCTACAACCTGCATATCTCCACGGATCTCAGGAATATCTCTGTTAAATTGCATATTCCAGTGAAAGTATGCTTGACCCATAGGCTCCAGAAGATACTTATCGACGTTTTTAGCCACCTGTTTAAGAGCTACTGTCGCCGCCTGCATCATCATCGACATACCAGAAGCAGTACGAGTCTGCCCTGTGGTGTACTGACCATGAGAATAAGAAGGTTGACCTACCGCCTCATCCATAAACTGACGAGCTTTGTCAGCAAGCTGCATATTCGATGGGGCTACATTCGGAGTAGTAATAGCGTAAACGGATTGTCCAGGCGCGCCGCCATTGGTGTAGAAGATCTTGCCGTTATGAATAGTCATATCCTGACCAGCAGCAAGGTTGTTTTCATTCACCTCGAACATGATCGAGCCAGCGAACTTCAGATTGTCCACTGCCATACGCATAGAACCATCTACGATAGCCTGCATCGCACGAGCATTACGAGGAATACCTTTGCCCCAGATCTGGTTAGGATGCTCTTCGTAGGGAATAAAGTAGTACCAGTCTCCGTGTACGGTATAAGGATTGATAACGACTCGGATAACTTGAGATCCACTCACCCAGATATTGACAGGGACAGAGTCTGCATACTCTTCGATCTCTTCTTTGGAGATTTCAGGAATATCTTTCAGCATTTCTGCGTCGATATAACCTGTAAACTCTAAGATTTCGTATTCGTCTACGTTAGGAGTAGCAGTTTCCTGCGTATTCGTAAGCAGAGAGGTTGTTTCCCACCATTTTTTGACATAGTTTCCAGGGGAATCTAGTAATTCATCAATGGTTTTGCGGAAAAAGTACTTCTGACTACGAAGTTGTTTGAGTTTATGGCGATTTAAGCGATGGCGTTCGATAACAAACGAAGCATCCCGCATACGACGGGCGTAAGGATCTGGGTAGACGTTCCACAAGGTAGCAAAATGAGCCTTCGGACTTACTTTTTCTACTTCCTCGTGTTCTACTCCATTCTCTCCTTGTACCCAACGATGCTGCTTCTCTACCACAGACATAGGACGTTTTACCACACCTGTTCCATAGATGGCAGACTCTAGGAGAGCCATACGAACTTCGTACTCGATATTATGCTCAAGGAACTGATCCTGAAGCAATTTATCCATCTTGGCTGCGGTTTCCTGTGCAGGAGAGATTTTAATAGCTGCCGGATCTGGTACAGTACCTTTGACAACCTTTTTGCCTCCCGAAAGAAGGGAGTTTACCTTATCTTTGAGGCCACCAAGCAGGGTAGTCGCGGTTGCACCGGGCTCTACATACCTACCATCCCCTTCATATCCGTAAATATCAGGAGTTTGCTCTGATACAATCGAGATTTCTTCTTCGATACCGTCAGGAATAGGTGTCGACTCGATAGCTATAGGAAATCTATTGTCCCCGAAGAGGATTTCACATAACTGCCCGTAAGCAGCCATAGTTTTTGTCTTCGTGATAGGGATAGAAAAGGCCGCAGCGTTGATATTACGCTCTTTTGCCTTCGCAATAGCGGCTTTTTCCTCAGGAGACAGTTCTCCATTAAAGAGTTGCCAGTCTTGTAGCCATAATTCCTCCTGAGGACGACGAGCATCCTCAGAAGTAGTGAACTTTGAACGAATATCTGCCACCAAACGAGACATAGCATCCTGAATCTGGAGCATTTTCTCCCCAGAAAGACGCTCTTGCTCCTCCCCATCAGGCACTGGAGACAGTTCCTCAGGAGT